ACACCAGACCAACTAGCACCACCCTCTCGCATACTTGGATATCTGCCAACACGCATAGTACACGCATCAACTATACTCTTTGGTATTTCTCTTGCTTCGTTAATCCATATCCCAGTAAGCTCTAATGATAACAACTTCTTTACATCTTCTGGTCTATCTAACGCTAAAAAAATTACTTCGAGGTCTAGATCATTTACTTTGATGTGGTGAGTGTAAGGAACAGACCAGTGAAAGTTACCCCAGTCTGATTCTGGAAACCAGTCTAACCATGTCTTGATTGTTGTAGTTCTTAGCTGGGGATTGGTGTTTCGGATAACAGCCCATCGAGATTTCCGAACTCCATCATCATTTGGTTTCTGTTCTAATGCTCTTCGGAATAACTCAACACAGCACCCAACAGATTTACCAGAACCAACTGGACCTCTTATACCACGAAAAAAACTATCATCTTTCATAAACCCTTTGAGAACATCCCCATCAGGTTTGTACTTAAACTCTGTCACCTTTATCTACACCAGTTCTAATCATTGCCTCCGCAACCTCAGGTCCAATATTCTCGATGACATTATCTAGCATTTTATTAGTGACGAAAGAAGCTCCATGCTTCTCATCAAAGTATTGAAAGTGTATTTCTTTTACTACGCGTCTTAAATATCTATGCTCTTCTGGTTTAAGGTTGTTTATAAAGCTCATGTAAATTTCCTATAGAGTGCCGTCTTTTTTGCAATCGCTTTTGGTTGAGAAGAAAATTGTTTCCCTTTCTTCTTTGCTTTTCTTTTCTCTGCTGTGGTTCGTGCGTACTCTTCTGCTGTAAGAGCTTTGATTGCTTTCTTTGGTAGATACCTTTCCCCAGTCACGGAAGACTTCTTGCCACTTTTCGTTTGCCAGTCTTGTTCTCCCCAAGCCTTTAAGCTTCTCTGTGACTTCTTCATTAGGTATATCCACCACCACGTTTCTTATAAAGTTTAGCCAGGAGTTGTGCTTTTCGTGCTGACCATTTGCCAGCCGCCGTACCTTGAACAGCTCTAGCTTTTATAGAGTTGAATAAAGCTTTACGCATCTTTGGTTTGGTATAGTTACCAGCCGCATTAACTGCCATGACCTACGCCTTATATAAAGGTTTCTTTTTCTTCTTTGACTTCATAATTTTTTCTTGAAGGTCTTTTGGTAAAGTCTTCTGCTTGGCAGTTAAACCATTACCATTCTTCTTATCTCGAATAGAACCCATTGTCTGTTTCATGATTTACCTTTCTTTTTTTTAGCTTTGTTGCGTTTACTTATAGCTCTTGCCTTTGCTCGAGCATCAGCTTTGCTACTTGCTCCCCATGCTCTTAGACTTAGAAGAAGTCTCGTTGGTCTTCCCTTTGAGTCTCTTTCCGGTCCTTTCATGTTTCCCATTCTTGCTAGGAAGCTTGCTCTTCGAGGATTGTCTCCTGACTTTACTGGTGCTTTGAGATTCATTCCTTGTTTTCGAGCTGACGCTCTTCCTGCCGCGTTTAGCCCTCCCTTTGGATTCTTTCCTCCCTTGCGTTGCCACAGTGGTGTCTTTGCCATGAACAATCTCCTCTTCAGAAAGACTATCTACGTTCTGTTTTGTTTGCAATAACTTTTTAAGTAAACCAGCTACCATTACACCAACTCTCATACTCATGCTCCTTTTCTTCTAGGCTTAAAACAATAACGAGCTTTTTTCAAGAATAATGTGAGGGCAAGACCATTGCGTGTCATTGGCTTGCCAATTTTTACCCCCCACTGCGTTAGTAGGATATTGCAAGCCAACGACAATATATATCTGTGTATTTGCGCGCTCCGCAAGCGTCACAAGCAAATACTTTCACTAGCTCGTATGGTATACAGAGAAGCATCAAGACAAATCAATCTTTACATTGACATTACCAACATGGCTATGCATTACCTTATCTGGTGCTTTGAACCCAGCACGATCAAGCAAATCTTTACTAGCTTCAAGGCTAACGTATTCAGACTTAGCATTGCTTGATAGCTGTACTATCTTATTCAACGCTTTCGTAGCATTTATGCTCATGTTGTCTGCTATTGCTTGCATCATGTATTGTTGCACATGTGGTGTTCTCAAAGCCTTACTAGCAGTAACTCTGCCTGATTCTCCCTTTGCATATCCAGCTTCATCACTTGCTTGTTTGATACTGCATCCTTTTGCTACTAACGTATCAACCAGCTTCTTCTGTTTCTCGGTTATCTTCACAAGTGTCATGCCCTCAACAGTGCCGTATTTTCTGTCTACTTGTCAATACATTAATTTCATATTCTACAAAAAGCGTATCGACAGAACGCTGTAATCTCAGCAGTCTTCCCCAGCCACAACCTGTAAAAGATGAAGTCACAGACTTAAGTTCGCGATAGAGGCGAACCATCTTTCCCAGAACGCTGTCTGGCTCATGAGATTACACCAACCATGTTCGTTACTCTGTCGCGCTGTATCGGACGTGCTGTCTCGTCAGCACACCACGAATCAGTAGGGCAACTGATGGTGCCGATGCCGTACTCGAACGGCAGTCGACAAACTTCAGACTGAAAAGTTTGATCATTCAGACGACTTACCGCTGTATGTGGACGCAAGGCATGATGAAGACGACATGCCTACCATCCACATGGCTCTGTCCGTATCAGTTCTGAACATCCACCGTTCCCCTAATCTCCGCACCTCCAACAAAGTCTTCTGTGGTCGCATGAAATCTGTAGGTTTTTGCACATGCCGATAGACGCATGCACAAAAAGCTCTACAGCTTTCGATCTGCTGATAGGCGCAGATCAGGAGGTGCTACGAAAAGGGTCGGCGTCCCCAGCAAAGACGCGAGCGCCTTTGTCAAAAACGCCTAACGACTCATCTACCAATCAATAAAAAAAAAGACACCCCAATTGCCCAGCGCAATATATTTGGTGGCGCGAGCGCCACTATTCAAGCTATGCGCTTCCCCATAACGAAAACCGATCAAGACCCCAAGAGGGGTGGATATAAAAAGGACTGGAGAAAATGATACTGTTGGTTCTCGGCACATCGGAACGTACTCTTTCTACGCACTTCTATTGCTGGCGTGCCGTCTGATCATTCTGGGAGATTTTCTCTCATCGGCGCAAGACACTTCGTTCGCCGTTCCGACACAGAAACAGGTCTTTTACCGAACCAACCATACCTAAGACCTGTTTGGAAAATACTCCTCGACAGGTAGATTTGTCTCCTCGTTTTTCCCTTGTCGGAATCCTTTATATATCCATCGGTTCTCGTTCTGGATTGGTCATTGTTTTTGATTAAATAGTGTACGTATTATCAAAATTTTAACTTAACTAAAAAAGGAGACAGTAATGTCTAATCTATCTAAAATTGTAACTGAATGTGAAAAGCTCTTGAGATTTGGTACTTCTCAATTGTCTAGTTTTCGTACCAAGTTCATCGCTCCATCACTGGACAAGATGCACAAATCCAAGAGTAAGGATTTGGATCAACAGTTCGCCGACATGGACATCGGTAAGTCGCTTGCACACATCGAATGGTTCTTCGAGGGAGAGGGTCAATGGTACAATCCACATGATCTTCAGATCGACATCGATGCTGATCCAGCTGGTAAAAAGACTCATGTTCACAAAAAGCGCATTGGCGATGACGAGTACATCGAGTCTGACGAGATGGTTCCAATCGGACAGTATGGCTTCAAAAGATTACTTCCAAAGTATCTATGGAACTCAACTGGCATGGATAATTATAACTCCATCACTGGACTTGAGCAGATGATCATGAAAGATCAGGACAATCTGAACGAGGCATTGGCTGATGACAAACTTGATGAGCGTCAAGCTAATCACAGACAGGATCGCATCAACTACAACTCAGAGACAGTTGTAAAGATGAAGATGTTTCAAGCTTGGATAGAGTCTTGGTACATGAAACTCAATGATGGAGATATCTACATCAAGCCTGAGACTATCAAAAAGGTTGAGCAACACTTTGCCACAAAGGTAAAGGAAGATCAAACAGCTAAAGCTAACGAGATCAAAAAGACTCTTGGTCTCAAAGCTAAGGCATCTACAGAACTAGAACTGTAGGTTACATCAACAAGAGTCGGCTCTTCGGAGTCGGCTCTACAATTCAAGGAGTTACTAATGTATATATCAGAAACAAATTATGCTGAAGCAATCGATAACCTAGAAGATTGCATGTTCGCACTAGCATCAATGGATCAGCAAATTGCAAACAAGAACTATGCAACTAAAGAAGATCTTGCCTACGTTGAGCCT